CGTGGTACCTCGGGCACAACCCGCATCATCACATTATGATGGCGACGCACACGGCAGCGCTGTCCGCCGATTTCGGTCGGAAAGTGCGTAATCTCATCGACAGCCCCGCATATCAAGAGATTTTCCCCGGAACACAGGTTTCCAAGGACAAAAGCGCCTCGGACAACTGGACGACGACCGCTGGGGGCAAGTATTTGGCGATTGGTATCGGCGCAAACGTCGCCGGTCACGGTGCGCATCTGCTGATTGCAGACGACTTGGTCTCAGAACAGGCAGTTCTGGCAAATCCTGACACGGCTTTTGCCGTGGCTTGGGAATATATGCAGGTGGGTCCGTTGCAGCGTCTGATGCCGGGTGGACGGATCGTAATGATTGGTACCCGGTGGGGGAAAAAAGACCCGATTGGACGCGCACTGCAGTGGGCGGTTGAGAATCCGGAGAGCACGCCTTGGAGAGAAGTGCGGTTCCCCGCCATTCTTCCTTCCGGTCGCAGTCTGTGGCCGGAGCAGTGGCCGGTTGAGCAGTTGCACGCTAAACGCGCGGGGATGCAGTCTCAGTTTTGGTCAGCACAGTATATGCAGGATCCGACCTCGGAGGAGGGCGCGATCTTAAAACGTGAGTGGTGGAAGCTTTGGGAGAAAGAATCTCCGCCGCCCGTCGAGTTTACGATTCAAGTATGGGATACGGCGCACGATACTAAAAGTCATAATGACTATAGTGCCTGCGTAACGATGGGTGTGTTCTTTAATGAAGAGCGCAGCCGGCACGAAATTATTCTGCTCAACGCGCTGAAAGATCGTTGGGAGTTTCCCGATCTCAAGAAAAAGTGTTTGGAGCACTATAAAGAATGGGAGCCTGACTGTCTGTTAATCGAGAAGAAAGCGGCGGGTGCGCCGTTGATTCAAGAGCTTCGGCAGATGGATTTGTATGTTGAGGAATACAGTCCGTCTCGCGGAAAGATGGGTATATCCAATGACAAAAGAGCGCGAGTGAACGCCGTTGCTCCGCTCCTTTTTGATGGCGCGGTATGGGCTCCTGATCTAAGATGGGCGCACGAGTTAATTAATGAGTGTGCGGAGTTTCCCAACGGCGAGCACGACGATTATGTAGACTGTGTAACGATGGCACTCATGCGCTTTCGTCGCGGGGGGTTTGTTTCCTTGTCGGATGACAGGCGCGAAGATCAGCAGTTATTTCGGTCACGCCGCGCGGCGTACTACTAGGAATCAATATGGCAACGAACATCGACAAAGCCCTCTATCAGGCACCCCAAGGTTCCTTGGATTTTGCCCAATCGGCACCTCCCATCGAGATTGAAATTGAGAACCCCGATGCGGTCAGCATTGGGATGGGGGATCTGGAGATTCAGATCAAACCCGAGCCTAAAACTGCAGAAGACTTTGACGCCAACTTGGCTGAGTATATGGATGATGGCGAGCTGCAGTCGCTGGCGTCGGAGCTGCTGTCTGACTTTGAAGACGACATTTCCAGTCGCAAGGACTGGATGCAGACCTACGTCGACGGGTTGGAGTTGCTCGGGATGAAGATTGAGGAGCGCTCGGAGCCGTGGGAAGGTGCGTGCGGTGTGTACCACCCGATGCTCTCTGAAGCGCTGGTGAAGTTTCAGTCTGAAACTATGATGGCGACCTTCCCCGCAGCCGGCCCGGTAAAGACCAAGATCATCGGACGTGAGACTCCGGCCAAGAAAGAATCTGCAGAACGCGTTCAAGAGGACATGAACTATCAGCTGATGGAGCGGATGGTGGAGTACCGGCCTGAGCACGAGCGCATGCTCTGGGGTCTGGGACTGGCGGGTAATGCGTTCAAAAAGGTCTACTACGACCCGCATATGGAGCGCCAAGTTTCAGTTTTTGTGCCGGCTGAAGATATCGTGGTGCCGTACGGAGCCTCAGATATTGAGACTGCGCCCCGCGTGACGCACGTCATGCGTAAGACTGAGAACGAGCTGAAGCGTTTGCAAGTGGCGGGCTTTTATTGCGACGTGGATCTGGGCGATCCCGTCAACATGCTCGATGAAGTCGAGAAGAAGATCGCGGAGAAAATGGGCTTCCGGGCGACTTCGGATGACCGTTTCAAGCTTCTCGAGATGCAGGTTGACCTCGATCTGCCCGGATACGAGCACGAAGACGGCATCAAACTGCCATATATTGTGACTATCGAGAAGGGCACCCAGAAGATTTTGGCTATTCGTCGGAACTGGGAGGAAGACGATAAGACCCACGCCAAACGACAGCATCTGGTGCACTACGGCTACATTCCGGGCTTTGGTTTCTATTGCTTCGGTCTGATTCACCTGATCGGGGCGTACGCCAAAAGCAGCACCTCTATCCTTCGGCAGCTTGTCGATGCCGGCACCCTTTCAAACCTGCCGGGGGGCTTCAAAGCTCGGGGCATGAGAGTCAAAGGCGACGATACGCCGATTTCTCCGGGAGAGTGGCGCGACGTGGACGTGCCCAGTGGCGCGATCCGTGACAACCTATTGCCCCTGCCGTACAAAGAGCCAAGCCAAGTTCTGGCTGGGCTGATGGACAAGATCATCGAGGAAGGTCGTCGGTTTGCCAACACGGCGGATCTTCAGATCAGCGACATGTCGAGTCAGGCTCCGGTAGGCACCACGCTGGCTATTTTGGAAAGGACATTGAAGACGATGTCCGCCGTGCAGGCGCGGATCCATTACTCGATGAAACAGGAGCTAAAACTCCTGAAGGACATCATTGCCGCCTACACGCCAGAGGACTACAGCTACGAGCCCGAGGTGGGCGACCGACGGGCGAAGAAGTCGGATTACGACGATGTCGATGTCATTCCGATCAGTGATCCCAACGCCAGCACGATGGCGCAGAAGATCGTCCAGTACCAAGCGGTCCTGCAGTTGGCTCAAGCCGCTCCACAGATCTACAACATGCCCTTGCTGCACCGCCAGATGTTGGACGTGTTGGGAATTAAAAACGCTGAAAAGCTGATTCCGCTGGATGATGATCAGAAGCCGACCGATCCAGTCACTGAGAACCAGAACGTACTGATGATGAAGCCGGTCAAAGCGTTCATGTATCAGGATCATCAAGCGCACATCACCGTGCACATGGCAGCGATGCAGGATCCGAAGATTCAGGCGCTCTTGCAGAACAATCCGTCTGCACCGCAGCTGATGCAGGCTATGCTGGCGCATATTAACGAGCATCTGGGCTTTGAGTATCGCAAGCAGATCGAGCAGCAGATGGGTATGGCGCTGCCTCCGCAGAAAGACGAGTCGGGCGAGGACGTGAACATGGACCCGCAGGTCGAGGCCCAGTTGGCTCCGATGCTGGCGCAGGCTGCACAACGGCTGTTGCAGCAGAACCAACAACAAGCGGCGCAGCAGAAAGCTCAACAGCAGGCACAGGATCCGCTGGTGCAGATGCAAATGCAGGAGCTTCAAATCAAAGCGCAGGAACAGCAACGCAAAGCAGCAAAAGATCAGGCAGACAACGCACTTCGACAGCAGCAGTTGCAGCTTGAACGCGAGCGTATGACAGCGCAGCAAGCCGTGGAAAATCAGAAAACACAGGTTGACGCGCTCAAAACAGTGGCGCAGCTGAAGAATTCTGAAATGCAAAACAGCCGACGTATTAACGTCGATGCGCTGAAACATGTGGCGGACATGAATGTTGAGCGTGAGTTGCGAGCAATGCAGGAGCGCATGCGCTCTAGGCAAGAACGCAAAAGGGGTTAATTAAATGGACGCTTTTGAAGTCTTGATTCAGCAAACTGACGAAAAGGTTGCGCAGCTCAAAGACCATTTGGCTGACGGAAAAGCGTCCAGCTTTGAAGAGTACAAAAGATTGTGTGGGGAGATTCGAGGTCTGCTCCTTGCGCGTGGTTACGTCATAGACCTTCAACAAAAAATGGAGTACGCGGATGAGTGATATTTTGCTGGCTACAAACCCCAGCAGCCCACAAGTAGTCGGTGTTTATCAACCCGACGCGACAGCGGAAGAGAAAGCAACTCAGCTTCCTCAGCCTTCTGGTTACCGCATTCTTTGCGCGGTTCCGGATGTGGACAAGGAGTTTGAAAGCGGACTCGTCAAATCTGACGAAACTATTCGGATGGAGGAAACACTGACTACGGTGTTATTTGTAGTTGATCTCGGTCCGGACTGTTACAAAGACCCCGCACGCTTTCCCACAGGCCCGTGGTGCAAGAAAGGTGACTTTATATTGGTTCGCCCGTATTCAGGATCCCGTCTTGTCATTCACGGTCGAGAGTTCCGGCTCATCAACGATGACTCGGTTGAAGGCGTGGTTCAAGATCCACGCGGCATTCGACGCAAATAAGAGGAGCACAAAATGCCTCAAATGGAACAGGAAGAGTTTCAATTCCCCGACGAAGTAGAGTCCAAAAAGGAAGGCGACGCAAATGCGTCTTCCAAAATCGAAATTGAAATTGAGGACGATACGCCCGAAGAAGATCGCGGTCGTACGCCATTGCCCAAGCCGTTAGTAGAAGAGCTTGAGCAAGACGAGTTGGAGGATTACGACGAAAAAGTCAAAACCAAATTTAAGCAAATGCGAAAAGTTTGGCATGACGAGCGTCGTGAAAAAGAATCCGCTCTTCGAGAGCAGCAGGAAGCGGTTGCTTTGGCGCAGCGTTTGTTGGAAGAAAACAAACGTATCAAAAGCATCTTGGTGACGGGCGAGAAAGAATACGTTGCTACGGCGCAGCATGCTGCAGAGATGGAACTCAATGCAGCTAAACAGGCGCTTAAACAGGCCCATGAAGAGTTTGATGCTGAAAAGATTGTAGAGGCGCAGCAAGCGTTGCAGGCTGCAAATTTCAAACTCATGCAGGCAAAGAGTTTTAGACTACCCCCTTTACAAGAGGATGAAACTGCGGTACAAAGTACGCAATCGGTTCAGCAACCCGTTGCACGCCCCGATACTAAGGCTCTAGCGTGGCAAGAACGTAATCCTTGGTTTGGGTCGAATAAAGGGATGACTGCATACGCTCTTGGGCTCCATGCTGAGCTTGAAGAAGGCGGTGTGGCTGTTGGATCGGAACAGTATTATTCCGAATTGGACAAAACGCTTCGGAAAAGATTCCCGGATTTTTTCGGGGTTGAGGATGTTAGGCCCGCTCAAAAAGCGAAAGCCAACACCGTAGTAGCTCCGGCAACGCGCAGCACGTCTTCAAATAAGATCAAGCTGAAAGCGAGTCAAGTCCAGCTGGCAAAGAAGTTGGGACTCACGCCGGAACAATACGCACGGGAACTGTTGAAAATGGAGGCTCAAAATGGCTGAAAGTCGCACGCCCCGTGAGATCGAAACGCGGGAATCCAAGGCTCGCCCCAAGCAGTGGCAGCAGCCCGAATCTCTTCCCGAGCCGGACAAAATGCCGGGATATTCGTATCGTTGGATTCGTGTTTCGACGCTTAACACAGCGGACCCTCGTAACCTGTCCGGAAAACTTCGGGAAGGTTGGGAGCCAGTGCCTGTGGAAGAGCAACCCAAATTTCGACTGCTAGTCGATCCCGCATCGCGTTTTAAGGACAACATCGAGATCGGCGGTTTGTTGCTTTGCAAGACCCCAGTTGAGTTTGTTCAGCAGCGTACTGCGCATTTTGACAGGCAAGCTGCAGGACAGATGGAGTCTGTAGACAACAATTTGATGCGTCAGAATGACCCGAGGATGCCGCTCTTTAAGGAGCGTAAGTCTTCGACGAGCTTTGGCAAAGGCACTTAACTTTTAGGAGTCAAACATGGCTTATCCCGTTGTTGACTCTCCTTACGGTTTTCTGGCAGTTAATGAACTGAACGGACTACCGTACGCGGGAGCTACGCGACAGATTCCGATTGCTCGTAACTACGGCACCAGCCTCTTTTATGGTGATCTGGTCCAGTTGACGACGACCGGAACGTTGATCAAAACGTCCTACTCGGCGGCTTCTAGCCCCACTTCGGTTATTGCGGGCGCTGTCGGTGTGTTTGTCGGGTGTTCTTACACCAGTCCTGCTACCGGTCAGAAGCTTTTTGCGCAGTACTACCCGGCCAGCACTTTGGCTAACGACATCGTCGCGTATGTTGTTGACGATCCGTCAGCGGTGTTCAAAGTGGTCATGGTTGGTCAAACCTCTTCGGAAAGCAACACTGCCGCCACGGTTGGGTATGCGAACCAGTCGTTTATTGGAACCAACGTGTACGCGATTACCGGTGTTGCCGGTAGCACGACCACGGGCAATTCCAAAATGGCGGTGTCCGGTGACGGTCCGTCAAACGGTACTGGAAACGTCCGCGTTGCCAGTAACTCGCTGCCGTTCCGTGTGGTTGCCGTTGTCCCTGAGACCTCTTACATTGTGACTGGCACTGGATCGTCTTCCAGCACCACGATCACTTTGGCGGCGGCTGTAACGGGGCTTCAGGCGGGCATGCAGGTCATCTGCCCGGATGCGTCGGCTGGCGGAAATCCCGGTGACTATAACTACGTCACCAACGTCAACGGCACGACTGTGACTGTGGCTGCTACGCTGACCGCTGCTGCTAGCTCTTCGTTTACCTTCATCGGGTATCCTGAAGTGCTGGTCAAGTGGAATCAGGGCTGGCATAGCTATCAGTTCGCAACGGCGCTTGCGTAAAGGGGAAACTAAATGGCTATTTCACGCGCACAACTACTGAAAGAGCTTCTCCCCGGCCTGAACGCATTGTTCGGCTTGGAGTACGCTCGCTATGGCGAAGAGCACAAGGAAATCTACGAGACCGAGACTTCCGAGCGTTCGTTTGAAGAGGAAACCAAACTGTCTGGATTCTCGGCCGCACCGGTCAAGAACGAAGGCAGCGCGATGGCCTACGATAACGCGCAAGAAGCTTGGACCGCTCGTTACGTCCATGAGACTATCGTCTTAGGATTCTCGCTAACCGAAGAGGCTATCGAGGACAACCTGTATGACACTCTGGCTAATCGCTACACCAAGTCCTTAGCTCGCGCTATGGCATACACCA